ACAGATATGCAAGTATCATACGGAGAACTTGGAACTTATGCTGGTCATGTTGACGGTTCTCCTTCTATAGCAAATATAAATTTAACTTTTCAAGAAAATCTTGTTTCTACAAGAGAATCTATTACAGAAGAATACAGTAGTATATAAATTAAGGATTGCTCATGTTTGCAAAATATTCTTATACAATATATGACAATACTTTAATAAGAAATATATTACAAAAAGTATTTTTTACAGATTCTTTTAAAACTTCAAATTTTGTAGAAAATTATTTTTTAAAAGAAGAAGACACTCCAGAATTATTAGCAAGTTTACTATACAACAATGTTGAGTATTCTTGGTTTATATTATTATTAAATGATATACAAAATTATTATGAAGAATGGCCGTTAAAATATGAATTATTTGTAGAATATTTAAATAAAAAATATAATTATACTTCTGTTGTAATAGATCCAGATGAAACTAAAAATATAAATTTATATGATATTTTTTATATTGGAACATCTACTCAAAAATATAAAGTATTAAAATATGATAAAAATTTAAATAAATTAATAATAAATAAAATAACAAGCAATATTAATATACAAGATTTGTATTTATATGATGAAAATAATAATGTAATAAAAATTACACAATCAGATAAAAAAAATATAAGTTATGATGATAAATTTGGATTGAATTATTTTAAAAATAATAATACTATAGTATCTCCTTATGATAAAATTTTTGCAGACAATAATGTAACATATTTAAAAAGTTATGCAAATAACAATGAATTATTTTCTGTTACAAATTATAATTATGAATTAGAAAATAATGATTCAAAAAGAAATATTATTTTAATTAAACCGGAATATATGAGTGAAATTATTTCTCAATTTAATTCTTTACTCAAAGGCTCTTCCAAACAAAGTAATATTTTGAATATATCAAATACTATAAAAATGGATGATTGATAATGAAAGGAAATCAATTTTTATTAGGAGAATGGTCAAAAATACTTCTTTATTGTGAAGGAGAAGAATTAGACATAAGTGCTAATGTTAAAGAAATATCAATAGAAGAAAATATTTTTTCTCCGTATGTAAGAGGTTATGTTCATGTTAGGGATGCGGGTTCTTATAAAATAGTTAGAAAATTAAAATTAAAAGGTGGACCAGAAACTACAATTTCTTTTTCATTTTGTGGACTAGATGATAAAAGAAATAAACAACCAAATATAGAAATAACTAAAGGAGATTATTTGGTTTATGCATATGATCCCATTTCTCCTTTTAATAAAACCGGCCAAGATTCTATTTTATATTTTATTCATAAATGTTTTTTTACTGATCAAGAAAAAAGAATTTCAAGATGTTTTTCTAAACAAAAAATATCAGATATAGTACAAGAACTAGGAAATGAAATAGAATTAACATGGAAAGAAGTTGAAAAAACAAAAGGTGATATCACAACCGCGTTGACGTATGCAAATACAATTCAGCATATTTCAACAATGTTAAAATATTCAGTTCGTGAAGAAAATATAGATGATGTAAATTATGTTTTTTGGCAAAATTTAAACAAAGAACATAATTTTGTAAGTTTGGCAAAATTATATTCAAAAGAATCAACTTTTGGTAGCCAACCCGAACCAAGTGGAAATAATTTTTCATCAGTTGGTTTTATGTATGGTGAATTTATGTCAGATAGAGATTATTCTCTTGGAAGAAGATTAGTTTCTGAACATTACGCTTTAAATAAAGGGCTATTAGAAGAAAGTCTAGCAGGAACATTTTCTTCTGCAATCTTTAATATTGATCCTCATTATACAAATGGATTTGAATATAACTCTTATGATTTAAAAGAAGAGTGGGATAAACAAACACATATAACTGAAAATAAATTTATAGATGATGATTCTCAATTTTGGGAAGCAATAAAAGGACCAATGTGCTATAGAACTTATAATGTTAAACAGCATTCATATTGTTGTAAAGAAAAGCCAGGAGGTCAAAGAAATGAACCTTATTGTGTATCTAAGAGATTAAGTCAACTTGGTCAATTGTTTCAAGTTGGAATAGAATTTTTGGCATCTGGGAATTCAAATCAAGAAGAGGTTGCAGTTGGAAACATAATATATTTTAGTAGACCATTATTTTACAACCCAGAACAAGATGTAAAACAAAATGATATTTTTTATAATGGAAAATTTTTAGTAACTACAGTAAAACATGTTATACAATTAAAAGATATGTTAAATCCTAAATATTTTTGTAGAATTAGAGCATATAAGGATTCTATTGACATATGAATGGTACAGAATTTTGGAAAGGAATAGTTGTAGATATAATGGACCCTCTTCAAGCAGGAAGGGTAAGAGTTCGTATATTTGGGCAGCATAATCCAGATATACAACAATTAGACAATTCTTGTTTGCCTTGGGCTATGGTAGTAGTACCAACTACTATTGGTTCTAATTCTGGAGTTGGCGGATCACCTAATGGAATTACTATTAATTCATTAGTTATTGGTTATTTTGATGATCCTCATGGACAACAGCCTATTGTTTTTGGTGTTTTACCTAGACCACATTTTGATGCAAATAATCAAATACAAAGTATTTTTTCAGATGAAGAAAAAAATATAATAAATGGATTTTTAGATCTTAGAGAAAAAATAGATGAGTATCCTGTTGAAATAGAACAAATAGAATATTTACCAGGAGAAGAAGTAAATATTATAAATAAGGCTCCAGAATTTTATCCAAGAGAAGAATACATCGATAAAATGAGTCCTTCTGTAATAAATTCAAATATAGAAGGAATAGAAAAAACATTAATAGAAATAAAAAGAAAAAGTTTAGAAGATGGTGGAGTATTAGAGAAAAAAGTAAAATTGGCAATATATCCAACAGAGAAATATGAAGTAACACCGAATATACAATTTCCAAACAAAAGAAAAACAAATTTTATTCAATATAATGAAAGTAATAAATATTCAAGTGATATAAAATCTGATTTTTCTAATTATAGAGCAATAAAAGAACAAAATAGAATAAATTCTAATAACGAAGAAATTTACGAAGAGATATAATTATGGATAAATTAGGTTGGAAAGAATCACCCACACAATACGCCAAAATAAAAGGCAAAGACATTGAAGAAAAAGATTTTCAATGTAGTTGTGATGGTAGTTGGGGTACTGGAGATAATCAAGAGCAATTTTTCAAAAAAAGGACAATATATCCATTCAATAAAGTATATCATTCTGAAAGTGGTCATGTAATAGAAATAGATGATAACAAAGATAGTGAAAGAATATCGATCAATCATAGAACAGGTAGTTTTGTTGAATTTCATCCTAATGGTGACAGAATTGATAAAGTTGTTAGAGATTCTTATACATCTGTTTTACGAGATAGCAGATTACATGTTTCTGGTTATTCGGAAATAACTGTAGATAAATCTTTAAAAATTCTTGTTAACGCAGGAGAAAATGAAAATACAGAAGAAGAATCTACAAATTTTGATATTCATATAGGTAAAAACGCAAATATAAATATTTTTGTAGAAAAGGGAGATGTTAACATCACAGTAGAAGAGGGTAATACCAATACTTTAATAAAAAAAGGTGATGTCAATCTTCGTCAAGAAGAAGGAAACTACAAACATTATGTGAATGGAGATTATAGGTTACATGTGATAGGAAAATATGAGACTTATATTGGAGATAATAAAGTTGAACATATTGAAGGATCTAGAGTTACTTCAATAGGGGGCATTTTAGATTATTTGCAGATGTATAATAATAATGCCCATTTAGAGACCATAGGAAATAAAGAATCTAAAATAATGAAAAATAATTATTATATTTATTCTGATAATTATATTTCAAGATCAAATAAACAAACAGTTATAGAAACAGCAGATCCAAATGAAGGAGATCTAACCATATCTTCTAGTGCAAATATGTCTATTGCTTCTGGTTGGGACCCTGTTTCTGTTGGAAGATCTACAAACCCAGACCCAAAAATGTATTTTTTTGCATATAAAAATCCAAGAACAAATAGAGGTGGTGAATTTTGGTTTTCTGCGGATAAACATTTTAATTTATTGACAACTGAAAATGTATTTTTTGATATACAAGGCGATGAATTACATGTTTTATGTTCAAAATTATATAAAAATTGGGAAGAAAAGGAAAGCCCTAGAGTACAAAATCTTCAGATTTTATCTGTATTTTCAAACAATATAAATTATGATGATATAATAAAAAATGGTTTTAAAACTATAAAAGTATAAATAGCCCAATAATATACAGGAAAAACAATGGATCAATTATTACAAAAATTGGGCGAACATGTTGCTTACATAGTGATTGTTGTAATTACTTTTATAGTAATATGGATCACAGAAAAAATAAAGAAATTATTACAAAAAAGAAAGAAAAAATTAAATGATGCAATTACATCTAAAAATATAAAAATTTATTCAGAATTGGATGAAATTTTAACTGAATTTAGAGTTTTGTCGGATTGTGCTAGAATTAGCATATTGCAATTTCATAATGGAGAATATTTTTATAATGGATCTCCCATATTAAAATTTTCAATGACACACGAATCTTGTGCTAGAGGAGTTTCAAGTACAATACAAAAAATACAAGGATATTATTTATCACCATATTATAAATTAATAGAATTGGCACAAAAAGAGTTTACTGTTATTTCTGTAGAAAATATGGAAGATTTAAATCTAAAAGGATTTTTCCATGCAAATAATACAATTTCTTTTATACTTTTACCCATAAAATGTGGAAAAAATGTAAATATGATTGGACTTTTATTGATAGAGTGGTGTTCAGAACCAAAATCAGAAAAAATAAATAAAGAAGAAATACAAAAATTATGTGGAAAATTTTTAAGTTTGATTAAAAATATACTAAATAATAAAAAAGTAGAGATTTCAGATGAAACAAGAATTTAAAATTACAGATTTATCTTACAATTTTTTGTCTCATCCTGTTACAGGAAATTTAATTTTATCAAAAAATCAAGAAGCAATAAAACAATCAATTAAAACTTTACTATTTTTAAATTTATATGAAAAACCTTATAATTTACAAATAAATGCTGGGATTAGATCATATTTGTTTGAAAATATCAATATAGTAGATGCAGATATTTTAAAATCAAAAATTGAAATAATTTTATTAAAATTTGAACCTAGAATTTTAATAGAAAGTATAGAATTACAATATTTGGATAGAACAAATAGCATGGTAATAGAAATAAAATATAAAATAGTAAATCAAAATAACATTTCCGATTCAATTTCCTTTTCTTTTGGTAGAAATAGATGATTAATAAAAATTTAAAAATTTCAGAATTGGATATTCTTGGTATCAAACAAAATTTAATTAATTTTTTAAAAAATCAAGAAGAATTTAATTCATATAATTTCGAAGGATCTGCATTAAACGTATTAATGGATATATTAGCATATAATACTTATTATAATGCATATTATAATAATATTACTATAAGTGAAATGTTTTTAGATAGCGCATTAAAAAGATCTTCTATTGTTTCTTTAGCCAAACATTTTAACTATCTACCAAAAACAATAACAGCAGCAACAACCACTATAGAAATAACTACAACATCAAATTCACAAGATTTAAATAACTTTTATATACCAAAATATACAACTTATATTACAAATAGAGATGGAGAAAATATTCCTTTTGTCACAATGGAAGATATTTATTTTTCTACAGTAATAAACGAAAATCAATCTTCAACTATAACAAAAAAATCAAATATAGTGACTCTTAAACAAGGAAAATTAAAAACATTTTCTTTCATATATGATATAAAAAATCAAGCACAAAAATTCGTAATACCATTTCAAAATGTAGATTTTAGCACTTTAGTTGTAAAAGTTCAACCAAATCCAGAAAATACTGAAGAAAATGTATTTTATTATGCAAAAAATATAACAGAAATAAATGGAGAGAGTAATGTATACTTTGTTGAAGAAAGCAGCGACGGATTTTTAAGAATATTTTTTGGTGATGGTATATTAGGTACAAAATTAAAAGATTCTAGTGTTATAAGAATAGAAATAATAGAAACTATAGGAGAACAAGGAAATGGGGTAGGAATAACTAATTCTACTTCTATTTTTACTACATCTCAAGGAGATTTCTCTTCATTTAGTGGTAATATTCCAACCTTTTCTTCTATTACCACAAAAGTCATACAACCTTCTTTTGGTGGTTCACCGAAAGAAACAAAAGATAATATTAAATTCAATGCTATACGAAATTATACAACAGCAGAAAGAGCCGTAACTAAAAATGATTATAAAAATATTATTTTAAAAGACAATCCTTATATACAAGATGTTATTGTATGGGGTGGTGAAGAAAATAGTCCACCAGATTATGGAAAAGTTTTTATATGTGCAAAACCTATAGGTGGTAGTGATCTTTCAACATCAGAAAAAAATAATTTAATAGAAAGTCTTACTTCAACAAGAAATGTAGTTGGAATACAATTAGAAATCGTACAACCAAATACAATTTATTTAAATTTGAATATACATGTTAAAGTTGATCCTATTACTATAAACAAAACTACAAATATTAAACAAGAAATTAGAAAAACAATAGATCAATTTTTTTCTTATTATGTAAGAAAATTTGATGCAGATTTTTATTCTGCAGAATTAATAGAAAATATTCAAAATATAGATGATTCTATTATTTCTAACAATATTGATATTGTTTTAGAAAAAAGATTTATTCCAAATTTTGCTATAATTGATAATTATATTATAAATTTTGATAATGAATTAAACAATTCAATAAAAACTCTTACAAGTAACTTATTTGGCTATACTGATTCTAATTTTATTGATAGGAATTGCCAATTAGAAGATGATGGATTAGGAAACATATCTCTATATTATAGTATAGGAAATAAAAAAATATATATTAATAAAAAAATAGGAACTGTTAATTATAAAACTGGTAGTATTGTCTTAAATAATTTTAAACCTTCCTTTTTAGTAAACAATTATCCAATAACAATACAAGTAATTCCTAAACAAAAAGATATAATTGCAAGCAAAAAAACTATTTTAGAATTTGATATAACTTCTTCAAACTCTTTATACATTAATGAAGAATTAATTCCATATAGAAATAAATAATATGGTTAATATAACTATTAAAAATCCAGTAAACGAAAGTATTTTATTTACTAAAAATTTAGAAATAAAATATGAAGTTTATGGTAATGATAAAAATATAAAAAATTTTGTATTTTTAGTAAATGATAAAAAATACACAAAACAAGATTATTTTGGTTCTTTTTTGCCCGACTCTTTTGTTATAGGAAAAAACAAAATAACAGCATATGCTGTAAATAAAAATAATAAAAAATTAGAAAATACAGAAATACAATTAAATATAGAAATTAAACAAACAACTATAGAAAAAAATACAGAAGTTTCTATACTAGGTAAAAAATTTATTCCAGAATTTATAATATCAGATTATCCACAATTTATTACTTTTATTCAAAAATATTATGAGTTTTTAGAAAATTCAAATACACCATATCTTGTTCCTTTTAAACAATCTGACTTTAATGATATTGATAAAACATCTGATTACTTTATACCATTCTTTTATTCACAATTTTTGCCAGATTTCCCGAAAGAATTGGCAATAGACAATGAATCAGGAACACCTCTTAATATTACAACAGTAATTAAAAATATAAAGAAATTTTACGAATCAAAAGGAACACTTAATTCCTATAAATTTTTATTCAGACTTTTATTTGATACAGAAATTGACATAAAATATCCAAGAGATAAAATTTTAAAAGCATCTTCTGGAAATTGGATTCAAAGAAGAAGTATAAAATTATTCTCAATAAAAGATTATTTAACTAGAGAAGTTAATAATAGATTTATCTATCAAACCGATTCTAATGGGAATAGAACTGCAAGTGCAAAAGTAATAGATTCTTCTATCTATAGAATAGATCAATATAAAATAGGAGAATTATTTTTAGAAGAATATACTGGAATTTTTAATAAAAATAAAAAATTATTATGCGATACAATTGTTAATGGAGCAAAAAAAACATTAGAATATAATATTTCTTATTGTCCTACAAAAATAAATGTTGAAAATGGTGGATATAACTATCAAGTCAACGATAGAGTATATTTGAGACCAAAAAATTATATCAGTATTAATGGTTCATATTATGGTGATTTTACTATATCAGACTTATCAAGTGACAGCACAGATGCATGGGAATTTATTGCAGAAAATGTTATGGGTACAGATTTTACTTTTACTTCAAGTGACCCTGTTTTATACCAAGATTTAAATGAATATCTAAGTAGTACCAGTGAATATATCGAGATTAATGGTGTAAACTTCGTTCCTCTTCCCTTTAATTATTGGTCATTTGATGCCAAAGATTTTGGTTTTAATTTTACTGTTCCTGGTATAGTTCGAAATACTGGAAAAGGTTATATTGGAAAGGTAACAAAGGTGGACGAAAAAGGAAGAATATTACAAATAGATGCAGTGAACTTTGGATTTAATTACGAACAACAATCAAATGACTTATATGATGTGGTGGTTCAATCTAAGTATGGAGCAGGATTCTCTGGAACTATTACTACTGGTGTTTTATGTGAATATGCACCATTTTATTCAGGAGAATCTGGAAGAATATCATCTTCAAATGTATTACAAGATAATTTTTACTATCAAAGCCATTCTTATGAAATAAACTCAGAAATAGATA